GCGGGTGTCCACGATACCCGCTTACTTTCGCCGTCAAGCCGCTTCGGTGGCCATCGCCAGCCTTCGATCAGGTGCTTTCCATACGTGCATTTGAAGTGACCGCCTTTGATGAGCTTATTTCGATCCATCTTGTCTGGAATCGTTACATCATCCGCGAGCCGGTACACTTGCGTAGCCTTGCCGTCTTTTTTTCTAGCGAGAAACATCACTTCACCCCTTGCAGGTCTTCCTGCATCAATTTAATCAAGCCCTCAGCCATGCCGCCGCCCTGTTCCATGAAGGCCGCGAGCCAGTCGCGATAATAGGAAGCGCGATAAGACGCGATAACGTCCGTCATCTTGAATCGTTCCGTATTTGCGAGCGTGTGCGCGTCAAGCAAGTTGCGTATTTCATTTGCAGTCATAAACCCTCTCAAAATGGATTAGCGTTAGAATCAAGTAACCACAGTTGCGGCTGTGGTTTCCAGCGTACTCGGTCGGTACACAATAGCCGCACCCCGTTATCACGCATCCATGCGCGAGCGCGTACACGGGCAGCGTACAGTGCTGCCTGTTGGTGACGCAGTTTGGCAGCGTCACGTTGTTTGAATGTCGCGGTCATTCTGGTGCCCTCACTCTTGGCAATTTGTTGAGTATGCCGCCACATTCAACAATCTCTGTAGATATGCGTGAGGCGGTATCCGTGCATTGTGTGGTGCGCAGTTCCCTCACGCGTTCAATGGTGTACTGCGCGAGCGCAAGTGTGAGCGTGCGCGCTTCTGCATCTGTTAATTGGATATTCATTTTAGTCAGCACTCCCGACAAAATAGTTAACCTCTACGGGCTTGCCGTCACGTTCCACGATTACGGCGNGTGTACCGTAGGGCATGGGCGGGTATTCACGATTCAGAGCTGACACGAACGCGTCAGCGTCTTGACGCGTGGCGAAATAACGGAAGCCCCAAGAAGGGCTGCGGGGTAACAGTTCGGATTGCATAAAGCCTCACATTAGGAAAAAGGTGCCGGTTGCAGTCCCGGCACAGGTTGGTGGAGTCAGTACGAGAAACAGAAAACAAGAAGGAAATACACAGCCAGAACGAATATAACCGCGCTGGCTGCTTTCAACACACACCTGACACCCGTGAGTAGCGGGTGTAGGCGTGCGACGATCCAAGAGCGTTTGAAGTCGTGCTTAATCATGCTGCACCTCAGTAGCGGCTGAATCAATGACAGCCTGAGCAGTCAATGTGCAGTCGTCGGTTTTGGTGAAGTATCGTTCGCCAACTCTGGCATACCAATCAACAAGCGAGCCGGTTAGTCGTTCCGATACGTGGAATGCCTCGCTTGAGCCATTGTTTACCCATTTGCAAGGCGGCAAAACTTCCAGCGCATACCAGAACTTTTCCTCGTTAATCTCCTTCCACCCCTTGCAGTAATGCGCACGGGATGCCGTCTGGATCAGCTCGACTGCGTCATCAAAGGGAATCACCTTAGAATCTGGATATTCTGCCAGCAGCTCGGTCAAAGTTTGCTTGCTATACGGGCACATAAGCCCGTCATCAGTTTTATTTAGGATTGTATTGATATTCAGAGCGCCTTGAGTATAAAGGCAGAAAAGTTTTTCAGTGTTCATTGCGTAAACCTCAGAGTTAGGAAAATTGCTAGGACGTGGCCAACTATCGGTCAACTCTCGCAGCTACTCAAGTAATATATTGTCAAGAATTGTTAAGACACTACAACAATACTTACACACAAGTTATCCACAGGTTATCCACAAGCAAGAAAAAACAGCTTTCCTTATATATATACGATATATTCAGACTCATTACTTACGTAAGTAACTAGTCTCAATATATTTTAGAACCACGTAAAACATTTAGATAGATATTATTAAAGAGTTAGTCTTAATCCATTTAAGTCTTACGACGTATTAAAGTCTTATGATCTATTTAGATCACAAGACTTACGTAAGTAGTACGACCTACGTAAATTTTACTTACGAGAGGATATTTACTACGAATTACTTATTGATGCGGGAATGAGAATGATTCTTGTTTGCAACAACGTTCCCGATAGTAACTGCAATATATCGTGATAGTACTGAGTAGGGTATTAGTAACGTGAGAGTTATAGTTATTAACGTGATATATATATTACATACGGGATTGTTAACGTATTAACGTGATACCGATATGGGACGGGGCATAGTTGCATGTACGGATGCACGCCAGACGCGATATAACGCTCTACAATCGACGATAGACGGGTGAGCTATGCCATGGTAGCCATGCACGCGCCAGAAGCGATTATGGCGAATTGGATGGGGTTCGTACTCGGTTGGAGTGAGAGCCTCAACAGCAACCACCCCCAGAAAAATTCAGAAAGTACGCTTGCAATACCCAGTGAGTAGTGAGAGTATGTGTATTAGTTCCACGGGAGTTGCCATGAATATCACGATTGACAAAGATGTACCGATGCCAAGTAAGTCAAATAGTGTGAGTGTGTACCCGTATGACGTGATGGAGATTGGTGATAGTTTCGCAGTAGGCGGGGGAGCGAAGAGGCAGAATGTGTATAACGCCTGTTATAGGCATGGTAAGAGATTAGGACGTAAATTTATTTGTAAAGACGTTGGTGATTCGATACGAGTATGGAGAGAGGCTTAATAACCGAGTGTGTAGACGAGAGAGCAAGAGAGTTGCTCAGGGGTCGGTTATTGCCATTAACATTAGATCAAATAGTTGATGTAATGGCTCGTGTAATGCGCAGGGAGATGGTGTTAGACAGTGAGGTCAAACGCCTACATGGTGAACTAAATGCAAGACGTAACCGTAGATACGAAGAAGATGATTGAAGCACGTATCAAATGGTTATCGGTTGAAGAACGGGAGCATGAGATGGCCTTTGCAATTGCTCTCTATGAATCACGACAGAGGCTTCAGGGATACTTGAGAGAAGCCCTGTCTTGCGGCAAGTCCAGAGCTAAGAAGGTCAAGCTCTATGCTCGTTGGAAGCGGGAGCTTGATCCTGATCTGGTTACTGAACTGGTCAACGTGCTTCGTAACAAACGGGCACTTGAGATTATTATGGGCTGGAAGCTGGTCGATCCGAGACACTGATATGCCAACCAAAAATGAAGTAATGAATTTAATCCGTCAGCAGCAATATGAAAAGTTCAGAAAAGAACTTCTTGCTAGAAATGCGGCTTATGCCAAACCCGATTGGGAAAAACAATTAACTAAACTGACTCCAGAGCAGGAAAAGCAGTTTATGGCTTGGGTTCAAGCCAACAAAGTTCCATTTGATCCTAAAGACAAATATCCAGATTATGACATGCGTGGATATTATTTATCGTTGATGAAAGGCGGTGCTGACAAGCCTTCTGTAAATGCGGTAGATCAACGATTGCATTATCCAGATACATACAAGACCCCATATCACGAATCGTTCAGTAAAGAGTCTCAGTGGGCAACTGATAAGGCTCCAATGTGGAAAGGTGAAAAGCTAGTTGACTCAACCGGCAACATTGTTTTTGAAACAAAAAGAAACCGATGAAATTCAACCTGCAACAGTTCTATAAGTTTTGCGCACAGCTCAAGGTTGAGACTAAAGAACACGGCCTGAAAAAGATGGATACGCTCCTCGGCACTCAGACCTACGTGATGGACGAAATCACGAAAGGTCTGGACGAGGATATTCACTTCTTCGTCATCCTCAAAGGCCGACAGCTTGGCATCACAACTATCAGCCTCGCGCTGGATCTGTACTGGCAGTTTGTTAACCCCGGCTGGCAAGGTACGCTCGTATCCGATACGGAAGAAAACCGTGATATGTTTCGCTCAACCCTTGCGATGTACATGGACGGGCTACCAAAAGAATACAAGATTCCACTGATGGCCCATAACCGCAATCAGCTCGTTCTCAAGAACCGTAGCCGCATCTTCTACCAGATCGCAGGTAACAAGAGCCGTCTCGGTCAGGGCAAAGCCATTACATACTTGCATGGCACTGAGACCGCCTCATGGGGCAACGAGGAGGGACTCGCCTCCCTGATTGCTTCCCTTGCGGAGACCAATCCGAACAGACTGTATATGTTCGAGAGTACGGCTCAGGGATTTAATATGTTCCACGACATGTACATGACCGCCAAGAAAGCTCGCACACAGCGGGCTATCTTCTGCGGCTGGTGGCGCAATCAATTCTATTCAGCAGACCCTGAGAGCAGCGTTTACAAGACCTATTGGGACGGCAAACTGACTCCAGAGGAAAAGGAATGGACTAAGGATATCCGCAAGCTCTACAACATCGAAATCAATTCCAGACAGATGGCGTGGTGGCGATGGAAGATGTACGAAGGCATCAAGGACGAAGCACTGATGATGCAGGAGTTCCCGCCCACGGAGGATTATGCCTTTGTGATGACCGGCACCAGCTTCTTCAGCATGTCGCGCTGTACGGATGCCGTAAAGGATGCCAAGAAGCTCGATTACGATAGCTACCGCTATGTCATGGGAGCTAACTTTCAGGACATGAACGTAGTCAGGTCAACGGAGCGTCTTGCCACACTCAGCATCTGGGAAGAACCCATCGACACGGCTTACTACGTCATTGGGGCCGACCCAGCCTACGGATCATCGGACTGGGCTGACCGCTTCTGTATCCAAGTGTTCCGCTGCTATGCAGACGGTCTTGAACAGGTTGCAGAGTTTGCCACTAGCGAACTGAACACCTACCAGTTCGCATGGGTGATTGCTCACCTCGCCGGTGCATACAAGAACTCTACGCTCAACCTTGAAGTCAACGGGCCGGGGCAGGCCGTCATCAACGAGCTGAAGAACCTCAAGCGACTTGCAGCCTCTTATGGCGGCGCAATGGGCAAAAGCCTGATGGATGTATTTGGCTCCATGAGCAACTACATCTGGCGACGTAATGACTCCATGAGTGGCATCAGTAACAGCATTGGCTGGCTCACCACTTCGTCCAGCAAGGAACGAATGCTCAACTACATGAAGGACTACTTCGAGCGCGGGATGATGGTTATACGCAGCCTTGAGACGATTGACGAGATGAAGACCGTAGTGCGCAATGACGGCAGCATCGAAGCCTCTGGTCGCAACAAGGATGACCGCGTGATTGCTTCTGCGCTGGCGGCGGCTGCCTATGCAGAACAGTTGCAGCCTCGCCTGATCCAGATGCGCCTGACCCGCGATGTAAACAAGGCTCAG